TAGTGGTTGAGGGTTCCTTAAATGTGATTGCACAAGGAGCTATCGGCCGTTATATGGCAAATAGGTTGGCTGCGTTCGGTATTGACCTAAGCGACCAATCTCGCAATCAGGAGTTGGCGAAGCGAGGGAGTATCGACGGTAGTCTTGCGACTATCGATCTGGTGTCAGCTTCCGATATGATGTCGATTGGCATCGTCCGAACGCTATTGCCCTGGGAGTGGTACTTTTTCCTAAGCACCATGCGTTCATCTGTGGTAACACTAGATGGGCGCGATCTCGTACAGAGCAAGTTCAGTAGCATGGGGAATGGTTATACCTTTCCTCTGCAGAGCCTGATATTCTGGGCTCTCGCATCTTCAATCTGTGAAGGAGGTGATGTTGTTTCCGTTTACGGGGATGACATCATTGTTCCCACAGTCCACGCCGAGCAGGTTATGCGCCTACTGCAGATCGTGGGGTTCGAGCCGAACTTGAAGAAAAGCTATTGGCAGGGTCCCTTCCGGGAATCCTGCGGGGCTGACTACCTTAGGGGTTCGAACATTCGTCCCTGGTATCACAAAGATGTGATAACCCCGGCCGAACTCTTCCGGTTGCACAATTTTTACGTGCGCCACGAAATGACGGAATCGGCTCTTCGAATAGAGAAGCTGATCAACCCATCATTGCGTATTTACGGCCCAGACGGTTTCGGCGATGGTCACCTTCTAGGTGATTGGCAGAAACGTGCCCATAATAAGGCACAGTCTCATGGCTACGGAGGAGTACTTTTCGATACGTACAAACTCGGACCGCGTCGTGATGAACGGCGGCACAAATCTGGGTTTCGCGTACTACCCGCTTACACTATTTATGTTCGTGAGAACAGTGATAGTGTTTTACCGATTGATCTCGACGAAGTCAGTGATCTCACGATCACGCAGCTCTTGGCTGCAGTCTTGTATCAGTCAGTAACGGCTGTGGAGCCTTTACCCGAAGGTGAGGATCCACTTAACGGAGGCGTCTATAAACGATGCTCTCTGCCGGGCACACAGGGTTATCGAAAGGTTTCGATCTACACCTTTGACCGCGACTAATTAGTCGTTGCGAAAGCATGGAGGGGCTTTGCCTCGTAAGCGAAGATGGC